CTAAATTTTGAACTCCATACCGTCAATCAAACCCTCAATATAAAGAGCTCTGTAAATCAGCTCGGAAATATCGTTATTCAACTTATCATAATTGCTCAGCAGTTGTAATTTATCATTCTGCAAATTGTGGGCCAATAGCTTTCTTGTTTCAATGAGCTTGTTCTGAATATCTATATAAATGTCCTTTACACATTCTTTATTGCATATACTGGATACTCTGCCGTAAACCACCTCATCTATTGCCTCTCTGCTTTTCTGATTGCCCATTAATTACTACCTCCTCGATAAGTACAAAATTAATCTTTAAAATCGAACATATGTTCTTATTTAAGTATAATACTCTCGAGTGAGTTTTACAATACTTGTATGAAAAAATAAATTCTGTTTGCAAGAGTAAATGCTATGCCGGTACAGCTTATATTTATATCTCATTTTAGCCATAAGTCAGTTATAACAACGGGTACAGCATTGCCTGCCTGTGCTGAAAAGGGGCAATTTATACAAGCCTCCACCGCTATAAGGCCAACAAAAGAGGTTAATTGTCTCCAGTGGCTTTATCCCCTGCCGAATCCACAGCTCCCTTGAACAGCGCCAATGCCTGTTTTACAAAACCCGGTACAGGTGCCCCCATTTTGCCAGCGTTTTCGATTATACTTCCAAGCTCTGTAAGTATGTACCAGGTCATAGTCAGCGGACACAGCATAACCGTGTATTTGAAAGGGAAATCCACATTCGGTATATTATTTATAATCATTCCTAAAATGGAATCGAATATTGCAGTCACCAGAACGGCAACAATGCAGCCTGTCTTATGCCACAAGCCTTCTCTTGCAATTTTTGATTCCCAGCTGCCGCATTTAAAGGCTGCCATAAATCCTGTCAGCAAATCACCTGTCATGCTGGCTATAAATATTACAACCAGCCAGCCGAACCAGCCAAATCCGGCCGTAATTGCCGTAAATACAGCCGTCAGTGAAATTTTAGCGGCATTTATATCATTCTCCATAAAGCTATCCTCCGTAACTTTTTTCTATTTCTATGATAAAGGCTTCAAAACCCGGATCATTTCCTCTTTTTCAGCCAGAATTCATATGGGTGTCGGCCTTTTCAACAACTATTTTAAATGCTTCCTTGATGGCCGATAGTCTTTTAATTTTAGACTTAATCAATGTAATAAAATTTTTTTCTTCTGCTATTTTTGTCTTTTCTCCAATATATATGGCACCGGGACAGGCCTTGTTTTTAAACCAGCAATGGTACGAAAGTGTTGTGACAGATGGCACTATGCTGAACTTCCTGCATAACAGACTGCCTTCCGATGAAACCGCTGACATACTTTGTCAGCGGAAAATGGTTATTTTTTACCACCTGTATGCCCTTGATACTGTTCGGTGCTGCTGGATATATTTAAGCTTTTTAGTTTCCCTAACGCTCAGGCCTTTAGTTTTTAAGTTCTTCCGGCACTTCGGGATGAATTACCCACCTTTATTGTTTCCTGCTCGCAGTGACCCCATGAACCAAGAAAAGGACTACCCGTGGGGAGGGTAGTCCTTTTCTTGGGGGGTGATGCAATAGTTTAATCAAAATAGTGCATATGGTTAGGGTTTAGACTACTCTGCCAGATACTCCGCAACAATTGTTCTATATTCCTCCGAAACAACTCTATTTTGACTTCCCTCTGCAGGTTCCAAATCCCACCTGCCAATTTTAACAAGGTACGCATAGGATACTACTAAATACTGTTTTAACATGATTATATTCCTCCTTTTAAAATTTTAATTTGAGATCTCAGTTCATTAATCTGTTGGGACATATCGATTATCGCTTCTGCCATGGCTGCCTTTTCTTCATCAACAGGTTCCAGAACAAACTGGGGTGGCATTTCAGGTACCGGTTTTACTCCTCCGGTATTCTTATAGTACTCATGATAAGCTTCGAATACTTTACTTTCTGATGCTGTACAGTCCTGTTCCGGGATAAATACGGTTGAGCCATCAGGGAGGGCGATAATAAATCCACCTTCTATGAAATTCATATCTTCTACATTTCCCAATATCTCGGAATTGTTATATATTATTTTTCCATTTTGCAGTGTTAACATATTTATATCCTCCCTCTGCAATCAAATACTATATCGCAATAACAATAGCCACCATAGTTTAATAAATTGTTTTTTATTGTTATATCCACACCAGAATATTCAAGATGAATTGGTACCGGTTTATTAACACTAGGACTACCTACAGATACTTTTATATCAGACAATGGGATATCAATAGATACCCCCATAGAATCAAAATATCGCACAGCACCTACTCCGCTTAACGAAAGTTTTGCAGTAACAATAGGAACGCAAACTTTAGGATAAGGTCTTACATACTGTGTTATTACAACAATGGATTTATCTTTTCTGCAGACATATGCTCTGCCTGTTAAATACATTAATCTTACTTCTTCGTATACGCTCAAATCAATTAACGTATCAAGAACCGAGTTCCTTGATTGTTTCTGCTCTAGTGCCTTACTGTGACCTTCCAATGTTGAAATGATGCTTTGAGGGTATGATAGTGACAAACTTCCGAATGTCTGCGCTTGCAATGTTTTAAGTATCTGATAGTCTACTGTGTAAGTTGCGTTTGTATCAAAACTTGTGGCTGGTATAAAAGCCCGCTTATTACCATATGGGTAAAGTGAATCAGAACTCCAAAGATTATCATTTATATTATTTTTATAAACATTCAGTATGCTCTCATTTTTATATTTTAGAGTTGAATCTGGAACCGAACCAAAATAATTTATATAGTAATAATCATTACCCCCATTAACTGGATTAGCCACTTCACGCAATACAATACCCGAATCAATATTTACATAATTATCACCTTTGACCAAATCCCAAATTTCACCTTCTACGTGAAAATTAGGATCAGTTATAGGCTCAGGATTAGCAAGTTTGTAATGTAGTCTGTAACCTTCATATCCAGGAGCAATGTTAGTCATACAATAATTAAGTAATGATGTATTGGTGGCAGAATCCGATTTTATTACTACTGTATTTGCCTGCCAAGTAACACCAGAACTAAGTGTAAGTGTATTGCCACTTTTTGATGAAATGCTCACTCTATTATAAGTTGAGCCATTATAAGCTAAGAAAATTATAAAATCGCCATTATTAAAATTAGATGCATCTGCTACAGTCATAGTTGTTACACCTGTAGATTGTGCTGTTGGTGCAGTTGTGGTAATGGCACCGGCTGGTAATGAATCATCTACTATACTTCGCCACATAACTACTCGTGTACCATCATGCCAGAAACATTTCCAACCATTCATAAAAGCTTTAACTTCATTACCATTTGGATTTGCTGATTCTATCCAGCCACTTTCAGAATCAGCAATAGCTACTATTAAAGATGTGGACATTGTCGTATTTAAACTATATTGATCACCTGATGTATATGTTCCACCAGTTGCCGTTGATTGTTCAGTTAACACCTTTCCATCATGCTTAATTAGACTCGAAGTACCTGAAATGGATGATGCCCTAAAAACAGACATGTAATCCAATATCCTAACAAGTTTAAATCTTGTGAAGTCAGCACCAAACTGCCAATCATAATCTTTACCAAACAATGTTCTATGTTTCCAATTAAGCAACCCTGATACATGGCCATTTTCTATAGTAACTTTATCATCAGATGTAAATTGACCTTCAACAACAAACCTCTCTAAATCACAGGATTTGTATTCAGATAGTGCTGTTGTGCCTTCGACAAGCATGATGGAGTCATAATAACAGTAACCACTTGTACTAGTGTTATTAAAATATACTATGGCATCTGTATTTTTTCCACTGTTGAATGATCCAACGCCAGTCCTAAGCTGTGTAGAATAGTTAGACGTCAATACAAAAATTTGGCCGCTACTTGTCCCCGTTGTTATGTTACCGCTTAAATAATAATTTGTGTTTGGTTTCAATTTTACTTTGGTTCCGATGCCTGTTACAGTATCTGTATTTGTAACTCTAAATTTACCATTTTCTATAGCTATTACTACACCTGATGCGAATTGTGTCCATCCTGCAATACCTTCTTCGCAATTGCCATTTCTTACAAGGTTGTATCGCCTGTTTTCAAAATATGGGTTTGTAAGACAGCCGTATGAATCGACGTATGGATATTTGTCCATCAAATCTGTTTCATTGAGGGCATAATCTGAAGCTGATATTTCATTTAACATAATTCCATCAACATAACCGTACTGACCTGTTGACCCAAACACATATGCACCAATAAAATTACTAAGAGCCATGTCTGTTGGTTGAATTTTAATTCCGACCCTTGTAAAATTAGAAGTATTATTTATAGCCACCGATTGCTTTACTATACCACCACTTGTGGTATCTTTCACTAAAGCAATACTTGTTGCGTTCCCATTTTTTAAATAGGCGCTTATAAAATAATATTTTGTCAAATTTATATTATAAGTCGATAAAAGATTTACAAGCGCCCCTTGATTTTGTCCAGGTGCTATAGTTATCTTTATACCACTATTTCCAAAAGCCTTATTAGCAGTATCTATATATGGTGTACTTTGCCAACCTTGCCATTTACTCAAATCCTCACAATTCCCATCCCTACCCAATAAATTAACATACGAAAACCCCGTAAACTCAATCTTTGGAGAAACGGATATTTCAGGAATTTGTATCCTATTGCATCCTAGCTGTAAATTTGTGTTTTGTATAGAACCATTATATATTTTGTTTTTTATCTCACCTGTATAGGAATCGATCTTATCCAGATTGCTGTTCATGATATTAACGTCATAGAATTCATCTACACCGGGTTTCACAAGGTCTATATTACTTGTACTTTTCGCCATTAATTTAGCACCTCACTTCTTAATTGTTCATGTGTATATGCCGCCAATTGCGCATTTGTATACCTGGAAAGTACTGCATGTGTGTTATACAGCAGGCTTAAATCAATGATTATATTGGCGGGCACTGTTCTTTCCAGCAAACTGCTTACCTCATCAAATTTACCCTTTTCGGCCAGTGCTACTCTTACCACCAAAGTGTATTCATCATTTCTCAATTCCACCGAATAGCCCGACTCTCCGCAAAGGGCATCCAGCTGGCTTTCAAGTGTTCTCCTGGTATACGGCAGCTTTTCATTGAGTCTGGCAAGTATTCTGAACTTCCTGACTTCCAATGAGTCAGAGCCCTTTGGGAATATCTTCAGAATAGTTTCCCACCTTTTGATGCCATTTTCTGTAGCATCGGCTACAAACTGGTCATTCAGCACCTCATCCAGAAGCTCCCAAATTAAAAAGAGTTCAGGATTTTCAGCAGCGGCAAGCTCTCTGAATTCTCTGAACTCCGTTAGGAAATCCGGAAGATAGTTCAATATATTTATTTCTCTATCCAATTACATCACCCCTCACGGGAATGCAATTTTCATCCAATACAAGATTCTGTTCCAGACCATTTATCTTTGTGTTTGAGATATCAAGAATACCTGCCACATTAAGGAATCTGGTCTCCAGCTGACTTATCCGGACTATTAAATTTGCATTGTCGGCCCAGTTTTTGCTGAGCTCTTTGAAGTATTCGTCAATTGTTTTTTCCACATAGTCCTTAAGATCATCCCAGATCCAACCGGGATTGTAACTGATATTTGTTTCAATATCGACTGTTTGTACTCCGACACCTTCTACAGTTACAATATGCCCGATCGGAGCTATCCCTGCGCCGTTTCCCCTGTTCTGCACCGGATCGATCCTGGTTTGAATATCTGAAATCAGCTCTTCGGAAGGCTTATTATACTCTGAATTAATGACAATCAGTTTAACGGTGCCTCCCCCGTTCCATACCGGATATACTTTAACTCCCCCCACCCCCTGCAGTTCATTGACTTTTTCCTTATAATCGGTTATGTTTCCGCCAAAAGCCTGAGAATCAAGTGTGGCAAAATATCTTGCCCTGAGTTGTTCCGTTTCCTCTTCATCTTCTCCGGGAATAAGTATTTCAGTCACTTCTGCATAACTCAAACCGTCAATATAATTAATGGGAATTAAAGTTCCGAAATTCCTGTTGCCCTCGGTTCCAGCAGTCTCACACTCAAGTTTGAACTGAGATTCAGCTATTTTTTCAGTCACCTTATAATTCAGGCTGCCTAAAGAAAATCTTGAACCAACAGGGACGTTCATGTTGAATATACCTTTGACGACGGCATATGATGCTGCTTTGGGAGCTACACCCCGTTCGGCGGCTCTTTTTATCAGATACTCTCTTGAAGCCGTGTCTGCAAATGCTTCGTTCAATATAACATCAGCTTCGATGTACATCTGTACAAGCTCAGCTGCCGCAGGTGCAAGCGCATCAAATATTACCGAACCTTCCCGCTTGTCAATACCATTTGGTATACGGTCCAGCATGCGCTGCAAAATATTTTCATACGTTAAATTTTCATACATCAGTTCCTCACCTCCTTCTCGATTTCAATATCACCCTCGGTTGTTACAACAGTAAATTTCACTGAAACCTTTCCTTTTCCCGGAGAAAAAGAAAAATCACCTACATCGGTGATTCTGTCGTCCCTGAGCAGGGCGTCGGTTATTTTTCTTTTAATATCCGAATAGACATACGGAACGGGCTGGCCCATTAATTCCACCATTTCCGAGCCGTAGTTCCAGCTGTATATCAGGTAATCGTACCTCTCGGTATTAAGAATCTTATATACGGCCTGTCTCATTGCCTCACTGCCGTCCAGCAGCCCCGATATCCTTTTTTCTTCCAGGTGCATTCTGTAGGTTCTTACAGGCTGCTGCACCGATTCAAAATCAGGCTGCAAATCCTCATCAATAAAAGGAATCATGTATTCACCACCTTATCCAATACTACAAATTTTTGACCGCCCTGCATCTGGAGCATTATTACTTCGTCTCCGGCAACCAGCCCATTGTGAACCCGGAATTTCTTTTTACCCTTATAGGGGTGAACGTGAGAGTTGCTTTCCTCGGTAAAGTGCTCAACAGTCATCTCCAGATCATAGTCCCTGACATTATTGGTAAAAATCAGCTGTGCTTCATTTAAAGTCAGCTTTTGCTCTACAAATATTTTTACAGGTGCGGTGCTCACTACCTTGCCGAACAATACGGACATGGGCTTCGAATCATTTACCGCTCCCATGGCGGCCGATTTAATAAGTTCAACCATATTAGCCAATGAATTCCCCTCCTCTCAAGGTTAAGTCCATAGTGTGCTGATTGCCGTTGAAAGTATGTTTCACCGATTCAACCATCATATAACTCTTCAGGTTTATGTCCCCAAGTGCCAGATCAACGGCAATAATACTGCCCCCTCTGACGCGTATATCTCCAAAAGCCCCTGAAACAGAAAGATTTCGTGTTTTCTGGTTATAGAGGGAAAGCAATGCTTCCGCTTTGGCTTTACCATTGGTTTTTTCGTCTATCGATTCATAATATTGCAGTACACCCCAGGCCTCGACCCTGTTGCTGTCCTCAACCAGGTATATGTCACGGGTATTTGCTTTTTCATTGTTATAGGACAGTTTAATTTTGTTATAGGTTTCACCGTCGATTGAAGATGTGTAATCGAAATCCTCTGCTGTATTTTTATTAATGAGCAGCGGAAGCTTCAATGCTTCTATATTCCTCAGTGTCAATTTGCCAAAATCGTCATAGAGGACATACATTTTTTTAGTGTTCTGAAGTGTCAGATCCAGAGCCGTTTGAATCATATCAAACAGGGTCTTGTTATCCTCAAGGCGGCTTTTTATTACATAGGCAGTATTTTCGATTACACCTGTTTTCAGCCGGAAATCCTCTGCAATTTTTTTCACAAGTCCGCCTGCGGTCAGATTTTCATAATTATAGGTATCCTTGTTTTTCAGATACCTTAGCTGGTCGTAGGCTGTGACCTTGATGGTTCCGTCCTTGTTTCTCCTTTTTGTAAAAACATAACCGTAAAAAACATCCTTGTCGTCCACCTGCATGAGCACAAGGTTTCCCTCCTGAAAGCTGATGACATTATCTTTTACAACAGAAAACTCAAGCTTTCCGGGAACACCCTTCCTTGCTGTCTCCCAGGTGATTCCTTCCTCTACAAGGGGGGCATAAAGTGTTTTTCCATTCTGTATGATCAGTTTAGGCAAGCTTTATCACCTGCCCTACTTTGATCAGATTTGCATTTTCAATATCATTTAACTTGGCTATTTGAGGATATTTTGAGCCGTCACCCAGGAACCTTTTGCATATTGCCCACAGGGTGTCCCCTTGTTTAACTGTATATGCTGTTACCACATCCTTCTTTTGGGCAGAATACGGTCTATACTGCTTAAGCCGCACAGGTATTGTCAAATCGAAACCGTTTGCCGCATCTTCAATTATGCTGTATTCTTCCAGAGTTACATCCATATCAACCTTCGTTTCAAATAGCTGAATATTGTCGGGAGTATACCGGTCAATCCTGAAATGGAAAGGGGCCGACCTCTTTTTTAAGTTTTCAAACAAATCCAGATATACACTTGCCTTAATAATTTTTTCCGGATTATCCTCATTGTAGTTGAGAATAAACGGGGCCTTTTTATTATCATAAACGGCAAAAGGATACTTTACCTGCGGTATTAATAATTCAAAGCTGAATTCAGTGAGTCCGGGAGGCTTTATAATATTAATCTCATTCCCGTCAATGAGGTTCAGCGTGCTGTTTTGATTTTTTACCTTCATTTCAATCTTTGACGGGGCAACCGGCATCAAAATGTCATCCATATAAATCGAGTACGCCATTAATAATGCACCCCCTCTGCAGCTACTGTCATTGTCTCATAGATTTTTTGTTCCATATAGGAAACCACACCATCCAAATCCAGATCGGAGTTGACGTTATTGGTTATTCCACCCATACTCACGCTGATTTCAGAGGTTGTAAATTTGTTTATTGCTTCCCGTTCGGCAATGTCTCTCATATAAACCAGGTTTTCTTCGGCTATATCCATGGAGTTTTTCATTGAGCCGGTATTTGCCGCGGTAGCAGCCAGATTTGCAGCGTTTGCTTCATTGGTGGTTCCGCTGTCACTGAATGCAGCTGCGGTATATTTCTTACCAGGATCTTTATCCTTTGCATTTTTTGCAGCTTCATCCCTGAGACTTGCGATTTCCTTTTCTCTTTCAAGTTTATCGGAAGCAGCTTTTAAGGTTCTATCAAATATATCTTTTTGGTGCTGTCGCTCAGTTTCAGCCACCTTCCTTCTCTGATCGGCCAGTTCTGCTTCTCTTGCCATTTTTTCAGCATCATTTTTTTCTCTGGCATCCTGTCCGAAAGTTACTTTCTCCAGAGGATCAATATGCACTTTTGGGAGATGATTAAGTGCACCTATTAATAAATTTATTAAATCAATACTCCCGTTTACCATATCCTGAAGTATTGTAAGCACCCCGACCTTCATATCACCGAAAAAGTTCTGTATACCCACACTTGCCGATTTTATCCCCAGCATCATATTATTCCATAGATCTATTACCCAGTATACTCCCGCGAAAAATGCTATCTTTACAATGTCCCACGCTGTTATAAGGGTATTGACAACCATCAGCCAGGCGACCTTTATGCCTCCCACAGACTGAATCCAGTAAGCAATCAGCGCAATAACAGCTCCAATAGCCAAAATAATCCAGGTCAGCGGGCAGGCCAAAAAAGCCAGGTTCATTGCCAGCTGGGCAATTGTCATAGCGGCTACGGCACCCGCTATCCCCCAGAAAATCGGTTCAATAACCGACCAGTTATTATATATCCATGTTGCGGCATTGGCCACTGCCTCAAGTAAAGGCCCGAATGCTTTGGTCAGTGTATCATTTATTAATGTTCCAATCTGAGCAAACGTTGCCGGTATTTGCAGAAACTTATTATTTATATCATCCGCCGAATTATACATGGCGTTTTTCAGAACATCGTCAGATATTCCGGGGCCGGCTGCCAGCTGTTCCTGGGACTGCCCCGTATATCTGGTCAAAGCCTGTGCAAGCATTGAAGATTGTTCCATTAATGCATTAAGCTCATCTCCCTGGATTTTACCTTTTGCCATAGCTTCACTAACCTTATCTATACTCTGGGCCGCCTCTTCGGCCCCCAACCCACTGAATGCCTTATTCACAAGTTCTGTAAAATAAATAACCTCGTCATTGGTTTTGAAATCATCCTTTGAGGTTTTTGCCAGTTTGGCAACGGTGGAAAGTGTTTCATCAAATCCGCTCCGTGAGCCTTGGGCTGCCGAATATACTCTTTGGCGAAGCTGATCGGATGTCTCACCGTTTTGTGCAATTAATTCCAATTGATAATTCTGACGGGCATATTTATCCGTCTTCTCCATACCGGCCTGGACTGAGGGCCAGAGGTCCGACACCGCGCCTCTGGCCTTCTCCATAAAACCACCAAACTTTTCTGAAAAGCCTCGCGGCTTGTTTTTCACCTCAACGGCTGACGTGGTTTTGTCGGCAGTTTTGATGGCTGTTTCGGAGGCTGACTGCATTTTTTTAAAGCCGTCGACAACGGTATTTACTGATTCAATAACACCTGAAAGTTCTTTTGTTAACTCTTTTACACCATCGGGTTTCATACCCAGGTTTAGCTCAAAGTGCAAATTTTTGGTACGCTGTGACACACTATTTATCGTTTTGTTTACAGTACTGTTAATGGTTTTACTTAATGTATTGTTTATTGTTTTATTTATTGAATTAAGCACATTTGCAGATCCATTTGTTAAACTTAGGGCATTTGCAATTGTTGCCATATTTTTTCTCACCAGCCTTTATACATTAAGGAGGCACCCCTTCGAGTGCCTCCTGTAAAAGTTTATCATTTCCGTTTTGCCTTGTTTCTGCTCATTTCCTTCCTGTCCTTCTCCAGCTTGATCTGTATGGCTGCAATAATAAAAGCCCGCTCTTCTCTTGGAAGGCTCAGAAACTGACCGGGCATCATATGAAATTTATGAAGACAATAGTATGCAATATTGGAGTCGCTATCGCCTTCATTTATCAGTTTTTTGCTTCGTCCACCAGTTCTTCCATTGTAACGTCAAAACCGTTCACTTCTTGGATCTTGGCAAGATACTCGGCATATTCGCCGGGTTTGAGCATGGTTTTAAGCAGGGAATCGGCTCCCATGCAGCCGTAGCTGTTCTGAAGTTCGGCATTATTTAAATTTGGATAAACTGTACACCTGGCGGCAAGCTTGCCGAGATATGCATTATAATCGGTTTCAGGCGTAAACTGGCCTTTTTTCCCTGGGACCTGCACCTTTCGTGTACATGCCTTTCTTATATCCTCATCCTCTTCGGAGGTAATGCCGCAGATTTCCCACTCAACAGGTTTTCCCGACTCATCGACAAATCTTTTTGACGCAACAAATTTAACATTTTCATTTTCCAAAGCATTCTGTTTTAAAAAAGCACTGAGATTGTTCATTGTTTACTCTCCTTAAGCATTATCTTTTCATTCCTGGAAGTACATCAAAGGATTCCTTTATTTCAAAATCTTCAAAGGTAAAATCCATATCCTCATCCAGATACTCTGCGTCTGCATCAAATTTAGTGAGAATTCCGCCATCCATATTGCAGTCTTTCAATATGACCGTCTGTCTTCCCGCACCTGAACCGGGATCTTCATTGGTTACCTGGATATCAAAATATACATCCTGTCCGGTTTTTTTGTAGTTGGCCAACAACTCTCTGAAAATAGAAGTATTGTAGTGGAAGGTGGCTGAGCCGGTTCCTTTCCAGCCTGTTGCCTTGTTGCCCTTTCCCGTTCTTCCGAGAATAGGCACTTCGCTCTTGGTTTTTTCAATACTTGCCTCAAGATTTATTGCCTGCATAAAATTGTATCTTTCATCACCTATAGATATAAAGCATTCAGCCAGCGACGCGCTTATGGCGTCTTTTGCATTCATGGTCTGCATAATTTTAATCCTCCTTTAGAAATTATTGTACAATCGTAGTCATATAGAGCTGTTCCATTGCATTGGTTACTGTTACGGCATCCTGGATCACTACCGCTTTTTTATCATCCCCCTGGGAGATCACAACATCTTCGGGCTTAAAGCTTTCTATGGCCCTGATCTTCTCAAGCTCCTGATGATGTCTGACGATATCATTCCACAGGGATATTCTTCCGGCCGCATCATTAGGTACATTTCCGCAGTATTTCGTATTGAAAAGGACAGCGATATCGTTTGCAATCTGATCCAGAACTCTGACGGTCTGATTGCGGCTGAAATCACTATTTTTTTCTTCGGTAAACGAGGTATAGCTGTTAATATCGGTCAGGACACGCACATTGTCACCAACCCTGTGAAGTATGAATTTACCCCCATTAATAGCAGCCTCAAGCTCACTTTGCTTGAAATCCACATTTACTTTGAACTCTCCGTCATATACCTTGTTGGTATTGCTTCTGTTCACCGTACACCCTGCTGTAACCCCGGTTACCCAGTAAACCAGCGAAGCAGGATTTACATCCTCCTCCACGTCATTATGCAGGTTGATGACACCTTCGAAATCTCCTGCCGTCCTGTAGAGAACAGTCTGGAACTTCACTCCCACATCATTTCTCATCCTCTTTGTAAACTGGACAAACAAGCCGGTTATTTCGGCTGAGGTTGACAGGCAGCCAAGAGTATTAAAGGAATAGGCTTCGATTTTGTCCAGGAAAGTCTGGTATTCAGCTCCTGTAACAGATTCCCCGTTGGTGCCGCCTGTTAAAGGTGTACCGCTGGTTAATGAAATGTCAGCTTCAGAAATAAAATCTACAAAGTCATTGGACTTTAATTCCGTCATAGCCGAAACAGTCTGGGAATCCACCTTTGTTGCTCCCACCAGTGTCTGAACATCGTACATACTGTCATTATCCACATTTTTTACAATAACTATTTTGATGTCATTTCCTCTTATACCTGAATATTTAGCTGTGGCGTATGTACAAGCAGCCTTAACTCCGTTATTCAGTCTGTAGAAATATCCCGTTCTGATATTTTTAAACAAATCTCTCAGACCCTTTAATTTTTCATGTGTGTAGCTGTAGCCAAAGATCTTAAGTGATTCCTTTTGAAAATCTGCGGCTTCAACCTTGAATACGCTGCCCTCAACGCCCCAGTCAAGAATCAGCGGCATGGCTGCGTATCCTCTCTCACTCAATGCTGCCGTGGCTTTGGCAGCACTTACAAAATTAATGTAGCTTCCCGGCAGAACCTTGTTCTGCGTTAAAAATGTTCCTCCTCCAAGTGCCATATTATTTCACCTTTCCTTTCATAAATTTATTTATTAAAATGTCAACCTCTTCAAAGCTGTACAGCCTGTCATCAGCAAGCAGTACATTGACCAAATCCCTCTGGTGCCGGTATTTTTTGCTTGAAACAAGCTGCTCCTTCGAAAAGGTTGTTGTTTTAACCGTTTCGGTTTTCTTGTTACCTATGCTAAAAGTCATCTTAACCTCCCAAGCCATATTATGGCTTTGAGCCGCTTAGCGGCCACAAAACTGTATTAAAATTTGTTCTCTCCTCATCCGCTATATGGCGAATAAAGTAGACTAATTTGCTGTGCCCTTTTAATCATTCTTAATTCCGCTGCTGATTTCGGCACTTCCCATAGTGTCTGCAGCTTCATCCTGCCTGTAGACGTAATAATTGTAATTAACATAAAAGCGCAGAATCCCGTCTGCCGCCTCACAGTTCATTTTAGTACCCCTGTATAGGTCACCGTCTGCCGTCACATACTCCAGAATTTCATTCAGTCTGTCTATCATGTCATTTATTTCAGCTTTCCTGCTGTCTGTTCCGGGATGATATTCAACAGTAAATTGCTGTTCTCTGAAGTATCTTCTTCCAATCATCTTTTTTTGATTGGAGGTACGCAGAAAAATAAAAAAACAAGGAATATCCAATCCTTGCTCCTGCACTTCCTTGTAGATAGTGAAACCTTCACCCAGTTCTTCACCGAGCTTTGATGCAATTGCATCAATTATTGAATTGACCATAAATAAACCTCCCACTGCTAAATAACTTTCTGCCTTTTCTTCCCCCTTTCCGAATACCTCAATGAACTCACCTCCTTAACAGCCCGCAAGTTTTTATACCGGACATAATTCTTTACGGTACAATCTTACATCATATGGACTGGTATTGTTTGGTATACTTTTGAGAATAATAAAAAATTTGAACAGAAATAATTTCCGCTCAAATCTTAAATATTAATCCGTATAAAATAACATAATCTTTTACGATACTATCTTACATCATATATGCTGGTATTGTCTGGTATACTTTTTATAAACTTATCATGTTTCTTTCTGACTGTTTCCCATGAATAACTCATACACTCGCCGGTCTGTTCCCAGGTCAGTCCGTCTATATACCTGTAAGTCAGGATCTGCCTCACATTACTGTCCTGTATGCCTTCAATGTACTTAAACGCACTGTTTACCTTTTCCATGAGATTCTGTGTCTTCGCCCTTATTTTCTGTGCCATCTGATTTCGTTGTTCCAGGCATTCCTCCGACATTTCTTCACGGCCTATGATGGTAAATGTCCGGGGCAGAAACGGAAATTGGGCCATACTTCCCTTTACTTTATCCGTAACAATGGATTCATTGTCACCATAGCTTAATTCCTGCAGTTTTTGCCTTAATAAATTTATCTCTTTTTTTAAATGGTTTATTTCTGTCAGCTCCTGTTTTATCATAATACTCTCCTTTACTATTCTCAAACGGAGTTGGTTTCTCCATTCAGGAACGCAAGACGCATAATACTGTAAATACTTTTTAGTTACCATGGGCCCAGGCATCCCTTTATCATATTTATTATTCATATGCAATCAGCTGCGAAAGATCTATCCTCAAACCGAAAACAATATGCATCCACCGGGTAAGCCTGCATTGCCGCATGTTTTATTTTTGAGCCTGCTCCACATTTATCAGCAGCTCATTTCATCGGGCCTGATCCAACATATTTAATTGTCGCATTTCGGGAACGTTATAATAATATCATGCCATTTATTGGATGTCAATATGATTTTCTCCAAACGGAAACTTTTTATTTACATTTGGAGACATTATATATATAATAAACTTGTTACGACTTATATAGGAGGTTTTTACAAATGGCAACAACCAACGAACGGATAAAGGAGTTGAGGATTTTATCAGGATATTCAGTTGACGAGTTTGCAAAGCTTCTGGGTGTTCATAGAAGCTCGGTTTACAGGTATGAAGGTGAAAATGAAAAAGAGGCCAGAGATTTACCTATCAGCATCGCAGTTCTCATATCAAACAAATTTAATGTCAGCCTGGATTGGCTGGCTGGAATATCAGGCACCATGTATCTGGAGCAATCTACAAATAAGATGACTGAGATTTATGAATCATTAAATGAGGAAAACAAGAAGGAATTATTCAACTATGCAAAATATTTATTGACAAAACAGGAGCAGCTTGTTTAAACCGTTTATCCAGTAAAAATAAAGCTGCTGCTGCAAAATGAGCCAATTAAAAATCATTGATTTTTTCTCATGGTGCACAAGTGGTCTGTAGTATTTAAGTATATATTGTCCGGCGGGAAAAATTCTCCCATAACCAGGCGGAGGAGGGCGGTATAATCCCTTTATTCCAACTGACGAAAACACAGTCCCGGGGAAAATTAATCTTCGGCAATGTATGAATTCAGATGTTACAGGCCATTTGTACTCTTTTCACATGTGTTGTGAAGTCTGTTATTTTGCGGCACTCCATTTATTTTTGCAGTCCTCATGGATAAGTCCTGATGACCCTGTATACTTATTTTTTAATGAATTATTTATGAATTTTATAGACGTTTACAATTAAATCGGTATAATTATAATAACTTTTATTTTTTTACGGAGGCATAACATGATTAAAGGCACTTTTAAGAAACTCATATCAGTGTTAACAATTTGCATTCTTCTTGTGGTTTCATCCGGCTGTTCCGGCAAGGAGGCAAAGGATGTCAGCCGGGAAACCCCGGATTTATCCGGTCATCCTCAAGTGCAGATCGAGATGGAAAGCGGAGACAAGATGGTATTTGAGCTCTATCCCGAATACGCTCCCGAAACAGTAAGTAATTTTGTAAACCTTGTAAATGAGAAGTTTTATGATGGGCTTACCTTTCATCGTATTATTAAAGGTTTTATGATTCAGGGAGGTGATCCCAACGGCAACGGAATGGGAAGTTCAGACAAAAAAATCAAAGGAGAATTCAGTGAAAACGGCTTTACGCAAAATACCCTGAGCCATACCCGGGGAGTTATTTCAATGGCCAGAAGCCAGGATCCGGATTCAGCCTCCTGCCAATTCTTTATAATGCATGATGACCAGGCTGCTCCTCAATTGGACGGAAAATATGCCGCCTTCGGTAAACTGATCAGCGGTGAGGAAACTCTTGATAAGCTGGCAGACACTCCGGTAACTATGGATGAAACAACGGGTGAAGTCTCCCAGCCGGAAGAAAAGGTTGTGATAAAATCCATCACACTTTTAAAATAGTAGAGCTTATATAAATGGTATCGCAAAACAGGCAATTATTACAGTTTGGCGATACCATTTATTTTTTGTCACTATGGCTGCAATTAAAAAATGCTACCAAACATTTGTTTGATAGCACTGGTGCCGAAGACCGGAATCGAACCGGTACGGGGGGTTAA